ACTTGTTTCTATAACGCATCATGACATCACGGAGATATTGTTCTGCCTTAATTTTAGGAAGATTACCAACATCAATATAGAATATTCTACGTTCTGGTGCTCTTGAGAGTCTATAGATAACAAGCGAGTCCTCAATCATCATCAACTGATTGAGTGGTTTGATTGCCTTGTGTAACCAAGAAAGAGTCAGACCTTTGTTTCTGTCTACCAGACCAGAGGTACAATATGTGACAGAATCTCTGGTCAACTTAATTCCCTTTTGAGGGGAACCACCATACCCATTACGTTGTTGAATATTATCTGGAGTGTAAATAAAATATTCTTCAATTTCTGGAAAGTTATATCCTAAACCATCAGAACCTTGAAATTGATCTTGTGCAGATTGAATACTTTCGTTACCTTTCTTCTTTAACTGACGAACATATCTAATCTTAGACGCGTCGATATATCTCAGTTCCTGAATACCATCTTGAGGATTCTTCTGGTCAATGACTTTATTATAGTAAAGTCTTCCATCAATGTACCAATTCCTAAAGATTTCGTGTGATTTTTTATCAAAGTCAAGTAATTCGAGAATATATCTGAACTCTTCTCTGATTTTATTTTTAATCTTATCACTAGCATTCAGATTAGATAGTTCAATCTGAACGGGAGTATCATTTGTATCTGATACAATTGCTTCGTTTACAATATCTTCGATCGCACTATCAGTTTCAGGATACAGAGCCATTGTTCTGTATCTTCTAATTAGATCGTTTTCATTTCGATAAAGTCCCTCAATGTCTAGATTATAACTACCAAAAAACCCACTACTGGCATAACTCTCCGCACCGTCTGAATTAGAAGGTGGAATCGGAGAGACTATGCCAGGTGAGTTTTTCTCATTATCTTCAATTGAGAAACCAAATAATCTGGCCATTATGATTATATACTAGACTATGTCTTAGTATTTATCACTCAACCAGAACTTCATTAGCATTACTACCAGTGGACTCAAGTGAGTTACCAATAGTAAAGTACTGAACTTCAAATGTTACGGTAAATGTTTCAATCGCATCAGAATCATCATAGCTCAGTGTAATCTCACTGATTTCAGTTGGGAAGATGTCATAGAACTTATATGTTCTAAGAACTGCCGACTCACCACCTTCATTCGTGGTTGAGAATCTTTCGGCACCTCTACCTAACTGTTGAACGTATGCATCAGTCATGTAAGATGATGGATTGGTTACACCAGTTGCATCATCCAGTTTACTGATGACATTAGCCCATCTTTCAAATGCGGTTCTGAGTTGGAAGTCCTCATCATTGATGATTGTGACAACCCATGGTGCAAACGTTCTGTCTCCAGCAACTTTTAAAGTTCTTCCTCTAAAAGGAACAGGAACTTGAGCAACTGTAGAAGCAGGAAGGTTAGCAGCCTTACAAAGGAACTTCATCGTTCCATTTTCTGACTGATCACCACTTCCCCATGCATCAGAGATGGAAGATGGGAATGTAGGAATCGAGACCTCAAATAGGTTAGGGCGGGCACCCCCACCCGCCAGTCTTGATTTAAATTGAGAAAGGGTTTTTGTGTCTGCCATTGGTTAATCCTCCTTAGTTATTTAATAAAATCAAACAGTTCCAACGACTTCCTGGAAGTCAACACCAGTTCTGGTGGCGACAAATGTCAGGGTAACGTAGTTGATTGACTTGGTTGGCTTAAGGAAGATGTCAGCTCTAAACTCATTATTGTCAATGACATCAGGTGTGTTGTTTGTTTCATCACAAACAACCAAGAAGTCATAGATACCTCTCTTTGCCTGAACATCTCTGAGATATGGTTCGACGATGTTCACGAAATTAGCTCTCGTGTTTGCATCGTTGAGTTCAAAGAGTTGTGAGTTAGCAGCACCTTCGAGTGATTGTTCAACAGTCAAGAACAGTCTTCTTACATTAATTCTATCAAATGCAGATGAGTATCCAAGAGCTGTTTTATCACCGAAGAGAACAATACCAGTACCTCTTTGGGTAATGATAGAGTTAATTCTTGATCCATAAAGCACGTCTCTTTGTGCCTTAGTTGGGTTATAAGCCATCTTAATGGCGTTGTTCAGAACACCTCTCTGAACACCTGCAGGAGAGAACCAAGGATAAGAATCAATAGACGTTCTAACCATCAAACCAGCAATGTCTCCATTGGTTGGGATGTATCTGAACGTATTGTTGAATCTATCAAAGGTGTACTTGTAACCTGTATCAAGAACTGCGTAAGACGAAGAAGAAACTGGAGCGTAGAATTGAAGAACGTTTGTTGTCTGAGTAGCAGAATCAGTAACGTTTACAACATTTGCTCTATGTGGCGAGATTGTCGCGACACAATCTTTTCTGTTCTCTGCAATTGAGATCAGATAGTTTGCCTTTGCTTGAGATTGATTTTCAGCGGCAAGACCAGGACCCATCAAAAGATAATCTACTTCAATCTCATCCTTGTTTGCAAAGTATCCATAACCAGTGACGATATCAGAAAGATCGGCTGCCATACCACCATTTGCCTGGTAGTCAACACCACCTGTCAAGGTGTAAGATACGTTACCAAGAGATGAGAATTTGTTGTTTTGTGCAACTTGACCCCAAAGACCTTGAGCAACCGTATATGGTGTGAAACTTGTCGAGAAACCTGATGCTCTTGGAATGGTGTTCCAATAAGTATCTTCTGACTGTGATGGATTATATCCAGGGAAAATAAACTTAGAATTCAGAGCAATATAGTCCTTGTAGTATGTCTTAGTTGGATTGTCTGCATCTGCCTCTGCATCACTTGCTTTGGAGAGTGACAGGAATCTCTCAAGAATAGAACCTTGAACACCAGTTACATCACCAGTGTCATCAACGACAACAACGTGGATTGCATCATTACCACCGTTTCTTTGTACAACATACTGGTTGTCAACAGGTTTTGGTGCTACACTCTTCCAATAAACTGTGGAGTTAGTAAGACCCAATGTTTGTGAGTCATACCAGTCATTAACAGCACCTGTACTTACAGTTGCGGTATATGCGGTACCAGACTGAGGTGTAATGGTCAGATTTTCACTAGCTTTAAACGAAGCAGCGTCGTTGTACTGTTGATAATTTACTGGAACTGATGTACCAGCGGTCGATACTACGTTCTGATAAGTTACTGCAGTACCTACTGTTGGAAGTGAAGCCGCAATACCCGTCTTAAGAGTAACAGAAGTATTAGCAACAAAACTCAGGATTTCAATTGAACCATTTCCTGGTGACTGGAAGAAGTTTCCAGTTGTGATCCCTGATGTGCTATTAACACTAATAGTAGTGTCTCCTTCGGCTGCTGCTACTGAAGTAGTAGTAACACCAATCGTTTGGTAATCCTGTACTTCGGGATATTGTCTCTCAAGTACTTTTACTTCGATAGAACTGTTTGAATTCTGTGAGTCAGTGTTAACACCAACGATGATACCCTTCAGACTACCGTTGAATGTATTTACCGCACCATTACCAGGAATTAATACTGCGGCTCTGGTTGCGGATACACCGTAACCAACTACAAGATTTAATGCACCTGGGTTTGTTGATGCAATACTAATGGTCTGATCTGCCTTATTATCAATTGTACAAACCTTGAGACTATTAGCCCATCTACCTGGGTTTCTGCTGCCCCAATAATATGTGGTATCAGAAGTGTGATTTAGTTCGTAATCATCAAAGTTGTCAATTCTTAAACCAGTTGTGGCTGCAACACCAACACCTGCATTTGAATTGGTGAGATTGTCTCCCTCAACTCTGACGACCTTAAGAATGCCGCCATATGAAAGGAAAGAGTTTCCAGTCATCCAATATTCATACTGTCTGTCAGTTCCAATTGGCTGACCAAAAGTATCCAGGAATTGTTGTTGCGTCTCAATCGTAATTGGCTCATTTACAGGTCCAATTGGAAAAGGACCAGCGATTGCACCAATGTTGTCAAGAACATTCTCAGCTCTTCCAACAGTTAAGTCAACTTCCCTGACTAATACTCCTGGAGATAATTGAGGAGTAGCCATGTGTTTCTCTCTCCTTGGGTCTCAGTTTAACTAAAAATATTTAGGATTTTGGGGGTTTTGACAGGGAAAACTAGACGAAAACTACCAATCTGGGTACTCCCATCTACACTTAGGACTTCTATCTTTCTTCCTCTCCTTTACGTTTTCTATAAAACACTCTTTACAGATGTATGAATATGATGAAGGAACCGCTCCTCTATCTTTCCTTGTTCTATAAAAATCATCGACGAGATTCTTAACTTCACCACAACACTTACACTTTCTATCAGTAAGAAACAAGTGATTTAGTTCAAGTTGCTCATCTAAATTCATTAGTAGTTCCAGAGTGTCCAACCACCTGCAGTGTTTCCATACTCATCGTAGGGAGTTGCGGTAGTCCATCTGTCTCCTTCACCATCTACAAAAGTTCCGTCATCAAAACCATCACTCATGAAACCAAATGGAGCCATATCTTGCTCAATTTGATTTTTCTGTTCTTCGTAAAGTCTTTTACGAACATCTTGATCGGTAAGTTCTTTAAAGTAATCTTGTGCAACCAACCATGCATATATGACAAGGCACATAGCAAGGTCATCATTACATCCTTCTTCTGCTTCAAATGAATTTCCTTTTGATATGAATGTTGTGAGTTCTGAAATAATCTCATAATCATTCAATAGTAATTTGTTTTCCTCAATCATTGTCTTGAGGTTAAGTGCACCAACCTTCTTGACAGTTTTAGACATCTTGACACCAAGTTGAGTTTTGGTTCCAGAGAATCCTTGTCCAACAACCTGACCTGCTCTACCTCTCATTGAACACATCAGTAGATTTTGATATTCCAAATCGTACTGAAGAATAGACGCTATTTGATCTCCAATATCATTTACCTCACACAAAATAAATGCATTATTGTATGATTTTGCAACTTCCCAAATAATATTTGGAAACAACATTGGTTTGATAGTATTGTTTCTGTATTTTGCTACTATTTTATGTGGGAAAGTTGTGATGTCAGCAACAACAAATGCAGAGTAATCCTCTCCAACACCTCTAGCAACATCAACAGTAACAACATAGTCATGTTTGTCAATTGGTTGTTCATGTACATCAAGACCAGCGTTTTGAGTTTTGGGATTATCATAAACAAGAGATTTAAGTTTACTCGGTGCTATCAGAGTATCGACAGACCCTAAGAACTCGCATTCGAACTCAATCTTAAACTGTTGTTCTGAGGTGTTCTTAATGGTCTGTTCTTTCCAGACTTCATCTCTTCCTGGTACTTCTGACCAGTGAACATCGGTTGGTATGTATTCGTTTGCACCCTTTTCCGCATCATGCCACATACGGTAGAAATGATTCATACCGTGAGGAGTAGAAACGATAATTACTTTCGTGCTTTTACCAGAAGTAATAGTAGGATAAACAGATGCAAAGAAGGCATCAGCGATGTGATTTGGGACGAACGCGAATTCGTCGAGAAAGAGGATATTGAACGACATGCCTCGGACAGCACTCGCAGATGTAGAAGCTGCCAATATCTTACTGCCATTTTCTAACTCAATGTTACCTTTATTCCAAACTAGGATACCCTGTTGCATCCATTTGGGTAGATTCTCATATGCAGTTGCAAGTCTTGCAAGAAGTTCTCTTGCTGTTGTTGCTTTGTTTGCAAGTATACCAATATTTACACTATCATTGAAGACCGCATAATGAAGAAGATATGATACACAAGTGGTAGACTTACCAGTCTGTCTTGGCATCTTACAGATATTGAATCTGTTATTGTGGAAATTGTTGATTAACTTTTCTTGGAAATCATAGGTTTTAAATGGTTGAAGACCATGATCCAAGGTCACAATTTTAACATAATTTTGTGCAAAGTAAACAGGATCTTCTTTACACTTAATATATTCTTGAATCTGTTCTTGTGTAAATTCAATTGGTGTATTAGCCTTTTTTAAAAGCGGATTACCAAGATATACATTATCAGCCATAAAAAATTACCTACTAATTTCTTCCCAGTCCACTGAAGCATAAACTTCTTCACTACTTGATATTGGAGATGCTGCAATAACAAGTGTAAGTTCGTAAGGAGTTCCAGTTAAACCATTTCTTTCTAACTGGAACTTGAATAGTGCTTCCTTAAGAATATCAACAGTTGGAGAACCTTGATTTGCTGAATTGAAAAATCCAGATGCCAATATTCTACCTCCAGTTATGCCAGTTCCATCCAGTTTGTACTCAACTGCACTATCATCACCAGCACTTATCCAGGTTCCTCCAGTAGTAGTTCCTGATGCTATTGCCTGCCAATTGTAATTAATTCCATTATTAACGCCCATCAAAGAAAGAGCAGTCATGATTACAATAGCATCTAAACGGTCTGGAGATGATTTTAATCTAAGACTAATTATTGGATAAAAAGTTCCAGCAACGGACATGCTATATGGTGATGTAATTGGTGTTCCTACAGATTGCTGTAATCCACTCAACTCATAACCACCTTCAGAAATTACAGTGGAACAAACTTGTTTGAGAGTGCTGCTACTTGTGGTAATACCTGTATTGGCAATCTCATATCTTAGAGGAAGTGATGCTGTTGTAATATAAGTTGATTCAATTAAGTTTGCGTGGTGGAATGAATGACAATGAATCATTACTCCACCAATTACAAATCCCATTCTGACTGTACCAAGTCCTAACCACTCAATATCCATCCAAAAAATTTGTGCTTTGGATTTATCTAAAGTAATTCCAGAAACTCCAGTACCATCCAACTTATCAACATTCCAATCTTCTTGTGCTACTCTTCTTTCAGTGCCAGTAGATAAACTTCTCTCAACAAAATATGCTGTTGTATCATCAATCTCAAAATACATTCCATTATCAGCACCAAAATATCCAATTCTTTGTCTTAGATTTTCTTTTGGTGTAGCAGGAACAAAAGTATTCAACACAAGCAAAGATTTGCCTGGTTGATATGAGAATACTTTTGTAGTCTCTCTAATTACTGAATCACCACTTTCAGTTCCAATTCCGATATTGATTAAACCTTGAGAAGTTACAAATCCAACTGTAGAGGCACTACCTACAATCAAACTCTCCCAAAGATTATTGTCTTTATATCTGTGAGAACTATCAAATAGAGTAAGAG